GATGAGCCCGAACGGTTTGCCCAAAAGGCCAATTTCATCGGCTCTTATGCCGGTTATTGGTGGGCGCTGCCGGGAATGGATTTCAGCAAGGCTGACAATATTTTCATTACTGAGGGGATTTTTAATGCCATGAGCTATGTGCAAGCGGATCTCTATTCCATCGCAACGCTCAGCAGCAATAACTACCCGTCAATGTTCCTTAAAAAACTAGCCGAAGCAATCCCGGACGTTAAAAAGCGCCCCCGGCTAATTTGGGCTTTTGACGATGACCGTGCTGGCCGCAGCCATATTGTGAAATTTGCTCAACGTGCCGCAGAGGATGGCTGGGAGGTTAGCGCCGCATTGCCAACAGAGAACGGCGGCCATCTCGACTGGAATGACTTGCTGCAGCGCGACAAGCTAACGCCAAAAGACATGAAGCAATACCGCCATAATGGGCGTTTGTTGCTGGCCGACTCCCCGAGCTCAAAGGCGCTTCTGATTTACGAGCACACCGAGCGCACCTCGTTTCATTTCAATTTTGGCCTGCGCACATACTGGTTTCAGCTTGATTTCAATAAGTACATGACGGCCTTTGATCGCATTGTTGAATACGATGCGAAATGCGCAGATGAGGAGGAGGCGAGGCGCAAAGCTATCAAAGAAACCGGCATGATTGAGGAGATATCGAACTGCGAATTTTCGCCGCTATATTTCCAACGCTCAGAGCCCACGGATGAATCCTGGTATTATCTGCGCGTCAATATGCCCCACGCGCCAGCCATTAAAGGCACTTTCACCGCCAACCAGCTGGCCAGCTCTGCCGAGTTTAAAAAACGCCTCCTGCATATTGCAAAGGGCGGCACATATACCGGCAGCACCAAGCAGCTGGACACCTTACTGCGCTCTCTGCAGATGATTAAAGAAGTTAAAACGCAAAACTTTATCGGCTACAACAAAGAGTTTCGCGCATGGATCATGAATGGTACTGCAGTAGGTGGAGGCCGGGTTTTTCACCTCAATGATGAGGACTATTTCGAGATCCAAAAAGCCAGTGTAAAAAGCCTGAGCTTAACCCCTTCACTCGTTATCAATACCGACCTGAGCCAATTCAATACCAGCTGGATCAATGATATCTGGGCAGCGTTTGGCGTTAAGGGATACACCGCTCTGGCGTTCTGGCTGGGCTCACTGTTCGCTGAGCAGGCGCGTGAAATGCATAAATCCTTCCCTTTCCTTGAGATACACGGCGAGCCAGGTACCGGTAAAAGTACGCTTATCGAATTTCTCTGGAAGCTCTGCGGCCGTGAGGAATATGAAGGGTTTGATCCGAGCAATTCCACGTCTGCAGCTCGCGGCCGAAACTTCTCTCAGGTCGCCAATTTGCCGGTGGTGCTTATTGAGGGGGATCGTAATAATTCAAACGATAAACCATCCAAGCTGCGCACCTTTGATTATGACGAACTGAAACCTCTATATAACGGCCGCGCATCCCGTGCCCTGGGCATTAAAACCAACAACAACGAAACATATGAGCCACCATTTAGAGCGGCGCTGATTTTTGCTCAAAATGCCGCCATTGATGCCTCAGAAGCCATGATGTCGCGTGTTATCAGCATGTTTACCGACAAATCAAGTCAGACCGATATCACTCAGGCGGCCGCTGAGCGACTCGAGCAGATGCCTATGAGTGACGTTTCGGGGTTTTTCATTGAGGCCACACAGAAAGAGGCGGCAGTCCTGCAGGAGTATGATCATCACTATCGCAAGGCGATGGCTGATATGGCTAACCATGCAGATATAAGGCACCGGCGTGTTATTAAAACCCACTCTCAGGTTATCGGCTTTTTGATGGCTCTGGCGCACGTTGTACCGGTTCACCCCTCCCATATTGATCAGACGCGCAATTACATCTTCACCCTTGCTGTAGAACGCCAGCGCGCTCTCAGCCTCGACCATCCTCTGGTGCAGGAATTCTGGGAGCTGTTCGACTACCTCAATGACCAGGAGCAGCACGGAATTAACCACGCGCCAGCGGACAGGGTTGATGAGGTAGCGGTTAATTTCAACCACTTTGAGGAGGTGGCGAACACCTACCGGCAACGCCTGCCGTTCACGTTGTCAGAGATTAAAAAACTACTCAAAAGTGGCCGCGAGCGGGAATTCGTTCGCACAGCCTCAGTGCGCAGCTCGGTGAGCGATAGCTACAACACCGGCAAATCAAAAGAGATGCGCAAACCTGAGTTTTATCATTGTTGGATCTTCAAAAGAAAAAGCTAAAGTAAATAATTTCATTTTTTTCAATCGGTTATGATTGGTAATGAACAAAAGATGTTGACAATGTGTGCTTATCTCATCTAGGGATGGACAATGGTCTGCTAAACTGAGATAGTAATCAAAGTTAAACAAAAAAATGTCTAAGTGAGGCGAGTATGATTAAGTGGTATCGCTTTAAAAACTTCTACTCATTCAAGGATGAGCAGCTTGTTGACCTTACTCTTAAAGAAAATTCGTCTGATTCTTCTTTGGATCAGGCGTGGGGAAATGATCGTATCACCAAAGTTTTGGCTGTGATGGGTGCGAATGGTTCAGGCAAATCCAATATGATTAAGCCGCTGGCATTCCTTAGTTGGTTTTGCAGTGAGTCATTCAAATCAATGGACAATGCGGACTTGATACCCGTATACCCTCATATTTGTAATAAAAATAAACCTTTAGAAATAGAAATATGCTTTATAGATAGCAACCTGATTAAAGACAATGGTGAATGCTGTGAATTCAAGTATTTCTTGAAAGTCAATAAAACTAGAGTGTTGCATGAAGAGTTAAAATACAAGACTAGTCGTTTATTTTCGTCTGTTTTCTATAGGAAATATGATGAGGAAAATAAAGTTTATAAAGTGAAAAGCGGTGTGAGTGAATTTTCGGTAAGTGAATTGACCACTGTACCGCAGAATTCCTCTGCATTGTCTTATTTCAGAAGGAAGGAAAATAGTACTATTGCTAAAGCAATGAGTTATATTTTTTATAGCATTGAAAATAATCTTAATGCTTTCGGAAAATCTAGCTTTAACTATAGTAAGGTATTGCATGCAACTGAATGTTACGATGAAGACTCAGAGGTGTTCGAAAAGGCTAAAAAATATTTAAAGAGAATGGACTTTGGTCTGATAGATATAAAAATCAAAAAAAAGGAAGTTATTGATGATAAAACAGGTGTGTCATCAGTAAAATTATTGCCATTTGGTGTTCACGAAAATAACGGTAAAAAATTTGAAGTTCCTTTTTATTTAGAGTCGACAGGCACTCAGGCATGTTATTACTTCGTCTACAAATTAGTTTCCGCACTGAATTACGGTGGTGTGGCAGTTATTGATGAGCTAGATAGTGACCTTCATCCTTACATGATTCGTGAATTATTGGAGATGTTTGCGAATGAGGGCATAAATAAAAGGTCATCCCAATTGATATTTAGCTGTCATACGGCTGAGATTCTTAAGTCTCTGAAAAAACATAATGTTTATTTGGTTGAAAAGACGGATAGTGTAAGCGAGGCATGGCGCTTAGATGATGTTCAGGGTTTAAGAAGTCAAGATAACCTTTACTCTAAGTACATAACAGGCGCATTGGGCGGCGTACCAAACATTAACTTCTAATAGCAGAAAGGGATTTTGAAATGGCTAAGAAGAAAGTGGTGCGCCGCACCATAAGTAAAACCTTGTTATTGGTAGGCGAAGGGTATGCCGAGAAAGCATTCCTTTCGCACCTAAAATCTCTTTTTTCAAATGGAGTATTCAAAATAACTATTGTCACGGCTGGAGGTAAAGGCCCAGAACATGTAATTTCACATGCAATTTCTTGTAAAAAGTGTGATGGATATGATTTTGTAATAGTTTTACTGGATACGGACATTCAATGGCCAAGAACACATGTACAAAAAGCTATGTCTGCTGGTCTAAACCTTGTCGGTTCTGATCCATGTCTTGAGGGGTTATTGCTAGATGTTATTGGACATGCAAAGTCGCCGACTAACAGTGGCTGTAAAAAATTACTTCATCCAATCCTTTCTGGATCTTGCACTGAGCGCGATAGCTACGCAGAAGCCTATACTCATGTTGTTCTCGCTGGCACAACAAACCCTAAAATTCAATTTATAATCGATTCACTTAAAGGAAAAGAGCAACGCTCTAACATAATATAAATAATAAACAGCAAAGAGTTATTAACACTACATACAGAACAGATTTATGAGAATAAAAAAACCGCAGATGCGGTTTTTTTATTAACTAGCTTGCAGTAAGTCGAGGGCAAATTGTCGCTGCTCTGGGCTCAGCTGGCCAACGAGCTCTTTGACTAGCCTGTCCGTTGCCATCGAGCTGGGGCTCAGTGTGTGCGAGAACGTCAAATTTAAGACGTAAGTATGGCCACACTCAACATTTGAGCACGCGCAATACAAATCATTAAACCGGTCACCTTTTGGCACCGACCTGCGAATGACTGCGGGGGATTTGCACTCAGGGCAAAATAATTTCAAAACGCGCATATTTATCGCTCCTGCGTGATCGCTTACACAACCCCACGATTTTAGCGCCTTTTCACTCATTTTTCGCTGCTTTCCTCGTCAATCGCGAAGGTTAAATGCAATCTTTGCGGTATCTCTGGATCGTCATTCACTGCGCGCATGAATTTACGCTGCAGCGGCGCGACCTCATTCTTTTTGTATGTGGCCTCAGCTTTTACCGGATCGCCCAGGCCAGCGGCGTTCTGTGGAATGATGCCGGCAATGCCGGCAGGGAAGCGATGCGCGGTAAGAACGTCCTGCGCCGTGATGTTTTTGACGTTTGAAAATTCATCCTTTGCCGTCACCTCGCCGATATTGATGAGTTTCACGCCCTCGGGATTTCCCCGGGGAATATTCACATACAAGTTAGAGAAGTTGCCGACACCTTTTGACTGCTCAATTTTATTTTTAATTTCCGTTTCCACCTCGGCGGTGATGTTCGGATCGTTGGTGTAGAGAATAAAGCCCATATGCGCACCGTTATGGTAGTAACGGCGGCGAAAAATTGTCGCTTCGGAGTTGAGCAGCGCCGAGTGAATGCCGCCGATATAATCCGGTAGGCCATACACCTGCTGCAGCGGGTCATGCGATTTGATGAAAATAATGTCTTCTGCCGGGTATACCAGTGGCTCACCTTCCTGCAGCACCACAAATTCACCGCTTTTGCGCTGGCGAATATAGAGAGACGGGAGGGGATGCAGTTCAACCACTTGCCCGAAAATATTACGGCGCTTGAGAATAGCCAGATCGCCGCAGAGCAGATAGTCGAAGATGCCCGCCTCAATCTGGTCATGGTTGAGCCCGCCACCAACATACGCGGCCGTAAACATATTGCGCCTAGCGTACATAATCCCGCCGTGCTGCCCGTTCAGGTTTACCAGCTGCGAGAGTGCTACCCGGTCGATAGGGAGCCGCCAGTGGTCTGCCTTGTTGTCGTACCAGATATTGTAATAATCGGTGCCGGTGGTGAGGATGGGCTCTGGCTCGCCGAATGTGATCACGCTGCTGCGGCCGATAGATAGATCCTGCTTTTGTGCCGGCGCAGCTGCTGTCTGCGCTATGCGTTTTTTGTTTCGTTTGCTCATGCTGCTTGTTTCCCGAAAGCCCAGGTAGATGAGCGCTCAAATTCATAATCGAGCGGCTCGTTAATCATTGCGTGTGAGATAGCAAAAAAGATGTCGGCATGGCCGGTTTTCTCAGAGCGCTCGGCGACAAAGGTCATTTTTCCGCCGCCCTTAGTGACTGCGCGCCTGATGGCCATAAAGCTCGGGATAACCTCTGCACGGTCGCGACTCACCTCGTCGACGGCGTCTGCACTCCACTCAATGCGATTGCGATCAATGGTGTCGATCATCTTCATTACGAGCTCGTTTTTGCTTTCCAGGGTGTAGTGAATCGGCCTGGCCTCGCGTGGTGCGAACTTAGAAACGAGCTCAAACACGCCGCGCCCGATACCGGTGATATCAATCCCTATATGGGTGATGTTAAAGCGCCGCATAATCTCTTTAATCTGCTTTGCCTGATGCGAGAAGCTCAACCCCTGCCAGTGGTAGACCGCCAGCACCCTGAATCGCTCCACGGCATACAGAGGCGGCGCAACCAGCACAAAGGTGGAGTTGTCGCCTGTTCGCGCCGGGTCGAACCCTGCCCAGACTTCTCGATCACCGAACGGCCGCGCAGCGGTTGGGTCATAATCGCCCCAGCGCGAAGCATCCACTGCGCAGCGCCGCAGCTCAGAGAATTTGAAAACGGCGTCTTTGCTGTCAACGAACACGCACATGTAAAGCATGTTAAATGTGGTTTCGTTGTAGCGATTGCGCAGGCGTTTAATATCAACCAGCTTTCCGAGGCCGCCGGCGATGGCCATATCCATTGTGATGACATAGCGCCAGAGCGTATCCGGGCAGCGCTGGCCACCACTTTGCAGAGCCTTGTCGGTCGGGAATGGGATCGCCTTGCGTTTTGGATCGTCATCTTTCCAGTGGTCGCCCGTCCAGACGTCATACGCCTCATGTGTTTTCGCGCTCGGGGTAGAAAAATACGTTGTTCTGAAACGTGACTGCGTGGTCATGGCGCTGGCCACGTCGTGCAGTTTTTTGAAGCGCGGGATCCAGAACACTTCATCGCCGTACAGGTGGCCATTAAACCCCTGCGCGGTGCTTGAGTTGGTTGAGAGGAAGCGCAGCACTGCGCCGTTGCTTAATCTCACCTTGTTGCCGGCACCGCTCAGAGTGATACCGAAATGCTGCTCAGCAATCTCAAAAATGTACTGCTTGAAAATCTCGGCCTGCGCCTTTGATGCCGAGAAAAATACCTGGTGGTCGCCCGTTGTAACGGCGTCCTCAAACGCCTCAAAGGCAAAGTAATACGTCATGCCAATCTGGCGAGATTTGAGGATAAAACGCCAGTCCTCATATTTATGGTCGCGGCAGTAAAGCTGGTATTCAAAAAGATGCTCGCGCGCAAAGGCATCGAGCTGCTCGGCCGTTAACCCGGACACATCGTTTTTACGGTATTTCTTGCGTTTACGCTCGCCACTTCCGCCAGCCTCGCCCGATGCGCCGCCACGCTGCGCCTGGGCGTTTATCTCGGCCATTCTCTCGGTGTGCTTATTGCGCTGCCCGATAATTTTTACATGGTGTGCGATGAGGTCGCGCAGCTCCTGCAGCTCGAGCTCTGTTTTATTTCCTTTATCGCTCAGCGCGATATAGCGGCGAGAAATAGCCTCCTCAATAGAATCATGCGCAATGAGGTCAGCCCAGCCGAATTTTTCCGCCCAGTTATAGATTGTTCTTTGCGGGACGTTTAACTCTTTTGATATTTCCGCAGGCGTCATGCGTCGCGCATAAAGAGTTTTTGCCGCAAATCTAATTTCTTCTTTATATTTCGCCATGTGCCTATTATGTCGATTAATTCCGGCGTGTTAGCTAACTTTTGTTTGGATGAATTAAGTTAATAACGGTTAGCCTAATATTTTCGAACTAAACGCGGTGCATGAGCTAAATAATTAATAAATAATTTGGTCACTGAATGAATAAGGACTGAGTTATGACGGGGCAGGTAACTGACTGGATTTGTATTTGCACCTCTGGCGCAGCCATCGACGGCCGGCCAATCGAGGCGGCGATGCTGCTGGAAGCTGCAGAGCATTATGACGCGAGCTTTTACACCGCGCTACTCTGGCCTTTCCACGGTGATGATTTCGTCGAGCGCGAGCGCTGGGTGGCAAATTACGGCGTCGTTCAAGAACTGAAAGCCGAGCAGGCGGGTGATGAGGTAAAACTCTATGCAAAAATTTCACCTAACCAATATTTGATTGAGGCAAATAAATATTCTCAAAAATTATTTACCTCCTGCGAGTTCTGGCCTGATTTTCAGGGTAAAGGGTATTTTTATTTGCAGGCGCTTGCCGTAACCGATATTCCAGCCAGCACAGGCACGGATATGCTTAAGTTTTCCGCCAAAAGCCGCGAGAAGGGTTTGCACCCGGGCGGCGTAATGGAATTCAGCCTCGGCAAGTTATCACCAATTAAAGAAAAAGAGCCGTCATTATTTGACCGGATTCTTTCGGGGATGTCCTCGAAAAAATACACCCCGGAACCAAAAGTCGAACCAGTAGAGGAACCCGAAAATATGGAAGAATTAAAAGAGCTCGTACTGCGCATTGAAGAGGCTATTAAAAATATGGCCAGCGCTGCGAAAGGCAATACCACAGACGACACTGGCGAGGCGACAGAGGAAGTGCGCGAAGCTGCCGAGGAAATCGTGATTGTGGCCGAGCAGCTCGTTGAGCTGGCCGATGAAGTCAGTGAAAACCCGGAAGACGAGCTGATTAAAGAAGAGTTCACCGCTCTGCGCGCGACCTTTGACGAGAAGCTGACCGCCTTTACGGACGGTGACCTGAAATTTTCCGCACGTCGCCGTCGCGCAAACAAAGCATTTTCTGTTGCACGCAAACAACCCGCACAGACAAAGCCGGAAGGTAACACCGCCCTCGAGGGAAAGGTTGACCAGCTCATCGAAACGCTTAGCGCGTTAGCTGGCAAGCCGGTGACGTCCGTACCCGGAAAAAAACCGGGTGGATCTGATACCAAGCGCAGCGTGCTGTAAACGGAAATCCCCAGGAGAAAAAAATGTTATTGAACCCGGAAACAAGATCGCTACTGGAAAGCTTCACTGTAGCGATGGCGGAAACCTACGGCGTGAAAGATTCGCGCCAGATGTTCTCGATCACCCCGCCAATGGACACGCAGCTGCGCAAGGCCATTATCGAAGCCAATGATTTTCTGCAGCTTATCAACATGCTTACGGTGAATAACATTACCGGGCAGGTGGTGGCCACCGGTAATCCTGGCCTGTTCACTGGCCGCAAAGCCGAAGGGCGCTTTAGTCGCAGGCTGGACAACAGCGGGAATAAGTACGAGCTGGTTGAGACTGATTCTGGCGCGCACCTTGAATATTCCACGCTTGTTGCCTGGGCTAACGCCGGTGATGAAGGTGAATTCTTCAATAAAATCCAGGCATTCGTTAATGAATCATTTGGTCAGGATATCCTGCGCGTCGGCTTTAACGGCACGCACGTTGCTGAAGGTGACACTGACCCGGAAAAATACCCGAACGGCGAGGACGTCAACAAGGGCTGGCAGACCATCGTCAAAGAGCGCTCACCTGGTCAGATTATCACTGATGAAATCACGATCGCCCGCCCGCGCAACGGTGCTGATTTTATCGGCCTGGACGCTGCAGCAAACGACCTGCGCCAGACGCTGATCCATCCGGCATTCCGTAACCGCCCTGATTTGGTGGTACTTGCCGGCCGCGACCTTATCGCCGCCGATACCACCTCTTTGCTCAACGAAATCGACGCCCCGAGCGAGAAGGTGGCCGCGCAGCTGATTAACCGCAAAGTGGCGGGTATGACGCTCTATTCACCGCCGTTTATCCCGGATGGCCAGCTTACGGTCACGACGCTCTGGAACCTGCACGTCTACAACCAGAAAGGCACCGGCTACCGCCGCGCCGACTGGAGCGATGAGCGCAAGCGCTTTGAGAACAATTATCTGCGCATGGAGGGTTTCGGCGTCGAATACGACGAGATTTATGCCTCCTTTGATCACATCGAAGTGCTGGATCCAGATGCCGAAAAAGAGCCAACACCTTCACCGGGTGGCGAGGAGTAAATCATGGTGACACCGGCAAAACGCTGGCAGAAAAGCCAGCAGGCGCTCAAGCGGCTGCGGGAAGGCAAGCAGTTGAGCTGCTCGGCGCAAGACAGGCGGGCGGCAGAGTTCGATTTTGAGCTCGATCGCCGCTCTCTGAGTGAGGCGGGTGAATCTTTCGCAAAGCGTGCCGAGATTAAGCGCGACAAGCTGCTGCCGAAGTGGTTGCCGCTGGTCAGGCGCTATCTTGATGCCGGTGAGGTTTACCCTTATCCCCCGCTTGTTGGGTGTGCAATCTGGCTCTTTGATATTGGCGATTTTGACGCCGGCATCGACTACGCGCTCAAGGCCATCGAGCAGCAGCAACCCATGCCGGATAATTTTTCCAGCTCAATGGGTGCGTTCGTGGCCGATACCGTGCGCGAATGGGCTGAAAGTGAGTATGCCGCTGGCCGAAGCGTCGAGCCGTATTTCTCGCGTGTTTTCAAGCTCGTTGTCGAGTCCTGGCAACTGCACGAAGAAATCACAGCCAAATATTACAAGCTGGCCGCACAGCTCGTGCTGCGCGGTGAAGATGGCCTGCAGGCCAAACCGGCAGCATTCAGCAATCTCGATACGCTGGAGCTCGCGCAGGAATTGCTGCAGAAGGCCAGCTCAACCAGCAAAAAGGCAGGGGTGGGAACCCTGCTGGATAAAGTGACTGCGCGCATCCGTGCGCTCAGTCGCGAGTAACGACTGCCCCCGGCAGAGCGGGCGCGGTGGAGGTGTTGAGTTCTGAGGAGCTTTTCGAGCCTTGGAAACCGGTCAGCCCGCTTTCTAACAGGAGTGTGAGCGATGAGTCACCCGTCAATGCCGTTTAGCGGCCGGGGAATTGAATACCAGAATATTCCCGTTAAAAACGGAGTTCCTTTCTGGCCTGACCTGAATCTCGCAGAGTTTCAGAAGCAGCGCGCACTGCCGCCAAACATGGACGCCGGCGTGATGGTGATAGCACTTCTCGCCAGCGTGAAGGAAATCAATGACGCCCTGGGTGACGTTGTGCGCGTCCATAGCGCCAAAGGTTATGCAATGGCGAAGGATGTCCTGGGCGCGAGCGCAGGCGACGAAAACGAGCTCACAGCACAGTACAAAAAAGCAGTTTACGCCCGGGCGAAAGCCGACCTGATGGGGGAATTTCAGACCATCGGCCGGCGCGACACGATACCCGGGCAGGAGGGAAGCGACACGCGCGAGAGCCTGCTGGCTGAGGCCTCGCTCGTGCTGCGCAACATGCAGGGTTACGGGCGTGTGGGGATTTACAAAATATGAGTGGCCAGCTTGAAAGCCTTACCGAATATCTGCTCAGGGCAATTCCTCAGCGCATACACGGCACATTTCAGTCCGAAACCGTGGGCGTGCAGCTCGTCTGTTCATCAAAAGACCTGGGCGCGGGGCAGCGCCGGTGCGGCCTTGCGCGCCAGACGATTGAGCTCAGCTGGTACGCCTATCCGTACCGTGAATACCCACCGGTACTGCTTTACACGCTGGTGATGGCGTGGATTGAGGGCTATGCAAACGCGTTTCATGACGAGCTGCAGCTGCCGGCACCGTCCGTTGATCCCTCTCTCGATACCGAGCAGGGGCGCGGCGATGTGACGATCACTCTTGAGCTGGCCGAGGAGCTGGTGATTGAGGAGCACCCGCAGGGTGAAATTGAGCTCTACGGCAGGCGCTGGACGCCGGTTTGCCCGGAGGTATGGACGGCAGAAACGTTTGAGGTCATGACCGGCATTAAGGGCGGCGACGATGCTGAAGATTGACGGCGGTTTAGACCGTCGCCAACTGAGCGAGTTAAAGCGCGAGCTGGCCAGGCGTGATTTACCCCCACGCAAGCGGCAGCGCCTGCTCTGGCGTATTGCCAAAAACGGGATTATTGCGGCCGCAAAACGCAACCAGCGCCAGCAGCAATCCCCGGACGGCACGCCGTGGCCAAAGCGTAAGCGCGGCAAACAAAAAATGCTGCGTGGCCTGCCGAGATTGCTGGCAGTGCGCGAAATGCCCGAGCGTGAGGCTGTTGTCGTGTATCTCAGAGGTCAGGGTGGTAAATCGCTCTCTGCCGGCGTTCTGGGCGGCATCCATGCGCAGGGAGCCACAACCACCGTGAGCGCGGCGAATCTGCCCACGCCGGCACAGAACGGTCAGGCAACTCGCAAGCAGGCCAGTGCGCTGCGAAAGCTCGGCTATAAGCGCCGCGAGGGCGGCCGGTGGGTTAAGGCGTCGGCCTCCTGGATAGTGCAGAACCTTTCCCGCGCTCAGGCCGGGCTGATTATCCGCAAATTAAGCGGCGAAACGCCAAAGAGCACCTGGAAGATAGCTTTACCCGCTCGCGCCTTTCTGGGCGTCAGCGATGCGGAATTTAACAAGATTATGGCGCGGCAGCTGCAGGCGATTGATTTTGGCTGGCAGGTTAACGCGCAGGACATTAAGGGGAAAAACTCATGACATGGCCAAGCGTGGACATTAACGCGATTAACGGCAATTCGGGCGAGGTGTCCGGCGTTGAGCAGATCATGCTGTTCGTCGGGCTGGCCGGTGAGTCGCTAGGGGATTCTCACCCACTGCTCGCCGTGAGTGCAGAGTCCGATATTGACGACGTGCTGGCAAAGGCATCGCCGAACCTGCTGGAGCAGGTGCGCGCGGCGCAGCTGAACGGTGGCCAGAACTGGGGCGCATATGTCCTGATGGCTGAGGAGCTGGCCGAGCAGGATCCAGAAAACCCGGAAGACACCCAGGTTAGCGCCCCGGATTGGCTCAGTAATATCGAGCTGGCATTGAGCAAAGTCGGCGTTGAGGGTGTGCTGCTGTGTGATGACATCACGGATAAATCTGCCGGCCAGACCCGAATCAATGCGCTGCAGGCACTGCGTGCATCGGTTATCAGTGCTCTCGGCCGTCGCGTCTGGTTTATTACCACGGTGGCAAGCCCGACGGCGCTCGAAACACCTCTCGACTGGGCGGGCTATCGGGAATTTTTAAACGACCTGCAGGATGGCATCAAAGCCGACGCCGTGCAGCTCGTTCCCTCGCTATGGGGCAATGAGGCGGGTGTGCTGGCTGGGCGTTTGTGCAATCGCGCCGTCACGGTCGCAGACAGTCCTGCGCGTGTGGCCACCGGCGAGCTGCTTGGGCTCGGTATCGATAGCAGTGATTTACCGGTCGATAAAGACGGCGTGGAAATCAGCCTCGCCTATCTCAAGGCGTTTGAGTCGATTCGCTACAGCGTGCCGATGTGGTGGGCAGATTACGAGGGGATGTACTGGGCAGACGGGCGCACGCTGGAAGCGAAAGGCGGTGATTACGAATCCATTGAGTATCTGCGGATCATGGATAAGGTCGCTCGCCGTACTCGTCTGCTGGCCATTCCAAAGGTGGCCAACCGCACGCTCAATACCACGCCGGTGAGCATCGAAACCCATAAAAACTATTTTGGCCGAACCCTGCGGGAAATGTCGCGCACTACCCAGCTCGGCGGTGTGACGTTCCCGGGCGAAGTGGAGCCGCCCGAGGATGGCGACGTGACTATCACCTGGCTCACAAAAACGCACGTCGTGATTGGCATTATGGCGACGCCTTACGGCTGCCCAAAGCAAATCACCGTCAATATCGGTCTTGATCGTTCACTGGAGGAGTAACAGATGACCTATCGCATAGGCGGCATGGATTTTGATGTCACGGTGGGCACTGACATGATCCACGTTGAATCTGTGACGCTGGATATCACGGACAACACGGCCGTGGCGCAGTCGCGCGGTGTGCCTGACGGGGTGGTTAAAGGGGATGCGTCTGCCGAGGGCGAAATCGAGCTCGATGAGAAAAATTTCGCACTACTCAATGAGCAGGCGCGTGCAGCTGGCGGCTGGCGCGACCTTGAAGCAATGGACATGCTTTTTTATGCCAGCGCCGGCACGTTCTCGACAAAGGTCGAGGCATTCGGCTGCAAGCTGATTGTGACCTCAGCGCTTAACTTTGATCCCAAAGGTGGCGAGAAGGCCACGAAAAAACTCAAGTACCTCGTTTCCGCCCCGGAGTTCGTGCGCATCGACGGCGTGCCAATCCTGGGCGAAAGCGACCTGCGCGGCATTGTGGGGTAAACCGTGAGCAGCGCAACGTTGATCGCGCTGCTTGTCGCCATCGGTGTGGCCGGCGAGCTTTACCGGTTGCTCAACAGCGACGAAACGCTCACCCCGCGCGTGCTGATTAGCCGGTGCCTGCTGGGTGCGCTGGCATCGCTGGCCGTACTGGCGGCAAGGGTGCACAAGCCTGATGTGGAAGATATCACCCTGGTGGGGCTCGCCTCACTGGTCGCCGTTCTGGGTTACTCCTTTCTGGAGGAGCCCATTAAAGCCGGCGTAAGGGGATTGTTTAAACGACTTTTTGACGGGAGTAAGCACGATGAGCCTGAGTGAAAAGCAGCAAAAATTCACCGTGATGATCGGCCGGCTGATTGAGTGGGCTGACCAGAACGGCTACGGCCTGACGTTCGGGGAGGCATACCGCACCCCTGAGCAGGCGCAGCTCAATGCGAAAAGCGGCAAAGGCATTGCCAACAGCCTGCACACGCAGCGCCTGGCCGTTGATTTTAACCTGTTTGTTAACGGGCAGTACCAGACCGACAGCGCGGCCTATAAACCGCTTGGTGAATACTGGGAATCGCTCGGTGGGGCATGGGGCGGGCGTTTCAGCAAACCTGATGGCAACCATTTCAGCCTTGAGCATAACGGGGTGAAGTGATGGTGAGGGGCTGGCTTTCGAATCTTCTGCCCTCTCTGGTCATCGGTCTGATGATTGGCCAGGCGGCAACCTGGCAGGTTGAGAACGCGCTGGAGCGCCGTCTTGATGGGGCGCTTCTGAGCTCGGAGAGCGAGCGGCAGCGCCTTATCAATGATATTTCCGATGCCTCAGCCAACAAGCTGGAAAAACGCCTGCAGCAGCTGCAGGAGAATGAGTTACGAGGGGAGCGTGTATTCAGTTTCGAAATTAATAACCCGGTTTTCGGTAACGAGTGCGCTACTGGCGACTATATCCGGCTGTTCAATGAAACCAGTGAGGCTGCCGAGCGCGCCTTATCAGGCGAATCTGACGCAGGAATGCCCGGAGGTGCTGCCGAGGTTAAACGGTAAAACCGGCGCTGATTTTGATGAGGTGGTGCGCCGGCTGCGCAGTTTGTACACCGTCTGCGCGGCGCGCCACAACCAGTTAGTACGTGAAATTAAACAAAGAGAGAGTATCGAATGAGTGGCAAGCAAATTATTACCCTGGACGTTGCCGGCACCGAACTGAATTTCGAGCCTAACCTGACCGCCTATAACCAACTGATTAACTCCAGCGCGCGCGAAAAAAATGCGGTGGGCATGGTCAACGAGTACCTGGTGAAGATTGTCACGCCAGACTCGCGTGAGGCGCTCAAAGAGCTGCTGAAACGCCCGGGCGTCGGTATGCAAATCTCGCAGGTGGTTAACGATGAATACGCGCCGGCGCTGGATATCGAAGTAAAGAAATCGAGCGAATAACCGCTCATATCAGAGAAAACAGCTACGAGCAGCGCGTCTGCCTGCGCCGGCATTTTTTACCGGTTCCGGCAGACCATGACAACGAGCCGCCCGACAGCGCGGTTAATCTCGGCCGGGCGGCCTGGCTTGCCGAGTGGCTGTATGAACAAAACGTTAACGCAACGGCCGAGGGCGTCGCGTTCGCTCTCACCGGGAAGCGCAGCACATGAAAGAACTTACCTTTGCCCTGAACCTCAAAAATGGCCTCACCGCCCCGCTCGGACGGGCGCAGCAATCCGTTGATAAGTTTTCCCGGGGAACCGGTGCGGCGCTCAAGCGTATCGGCGGCGGTGCCATTGGTCTATGGGGTACGGCAAAGGCGCTGGGTGGCCTGCTAAAGCCAGCGGATGAGGTGCAGTCAGCACTCAATGAGTTGTCCACGCGTAATGTGGGCGGTGATGCCCTGAAAGCTATCAGGCGCGAAGCGGCACAATTCAGCACTGATTTTGGCGTCTCTGCCGTTGATTTTATTGGCTCGGTCACTGAAATCAGATCGGCGCTCGGCGGCCTCAGTGATGCGGAGCTGCCACGCGTCGCCAGGGCAACCAACGTGCTGGCCGTGGCGATGAAATCCACCGGCGCAGACGCTGCCGGCTATATCAGCGCGCTGGCCAGCCAGTTCACCTCAGATGTGGATCGCATGGGCAATGTGGCTTTTGCTGAGAATATTGCCTCAAAAACAGCCTGGCTTGTGCAAAACACCGGGCAGGGCATGGCGCGCATTCAGGCGCTGCTGCAGGGCGCGAAGGGAACCGGCACGGGCTACGGCATCGGCATGGATGAGCAGTTTGCTGTGCTGGGCAATCTCGGCAACAGCCTCGGCAGCAATGCCGGCGGCGTGTATGACGCTTTCCTGAAAAATGCGAAAGCCGGCGCTAAAGCGCTGGGCGTCAGTTTTACCGATGCGCAGGGGCAGCTGCTCGCGTTCCCGGACATCCTCGACCGGCTGCAGGCCAAATATGGTGACACCGTTGCCGGCAATATCCCCCTGCAGGAAAAACTCAATAAGGCGTTTGGCAAAGGCTCGGCGGCGCTTATTCGTTCATGGGGAACGGCCGACAAGCTGCGCAAGCAAATTAAGCAGCTGGCCGGCACTCAGGGGCTCGCTGGCGCAAACTCAATGGCCGACAAAATGGCCGATATCTGGAACCGTCTTGATCAAAGCGGAAGCCGGATAAAAACGGCATTCGGCAGCGCGTTAATGCCGGTGTTTGAGCCGGCCATAAACAAAGTGATTGAGCTAAGTAGCGGGTTTGCCTGCTGGCTTGAGATGTTCCCGAATATCACCCGCTGGCTCGGCTATATAGGGGCGACCATTGCCGTGGTGACGGCGCTCACCTCACTTTTTGCGCTATGGACGGGCGTCAAAGCGGTGGCCGGCCTGCTCGGCATGGGCAAGGCGTTATCAATCCTTAATCTCAGCCTTCTGCCGACGCGGATCGGCCTGCTGGCACTCGGCGTGCAGGCCAAAGCCTTTATGCTCTGGTCGGGTATTTGCAAAGTCGCAACGATCGCCTGGAGCGCGGCGCTCGGCGCGGGCGCTATCGCCATGAAGGTGTACGGCGCGGCAACCATGTTTGCCGGCGTGGCCATGCAGTTCTTAATGAGCCCGGTCACACTGGTTGTTCTGGCCATCGCGGCGCTGGCGGCAGGCATCTGGTACGCCGTGAGCCACTGGGATGAGCTTAAGGCAGCCATTATGGACAGCGCCCCATTCCAGTTTATTTCCGGCGTGCTTGACTCGTTCGGCAATCTGGCCGGTGTGGCCGTCGATAAGGTTAAGGGCGTTTTCACCGGGCTATGGGCGTGGCTTAAAGGCACAACGATGAGCTCAATTAACTGGATGGTTGAGAAGCTAAACAAAATCCCCGGGGTGAATATCGACGCGCTTGGCGGTGACGTAGAGATTGAGCCGCCAAAACTGCCACCGGTCGCCGGCCTCACTCCGCCCCGGTTCGACCAGGGGGGCGCAGGAAAAACGATGGGCAGCAGCACCGTTAAAACCGACAACAGCAAAACTATCAGTCAGCTTAACGTCTACCCGCAGAACCGCGAGACGTTCGACTCTCTGATTGAGTCCCGGGAGTTATACGCAGGATGAGTGCTGAGCTTTATTTCGACCTCAAAATCACCGGCGGCAATTTTGTGCTCGACTCGGGTGATGAGCCGGTGCGCTGCAATAACCGCGAGAGCATCGCGCAGGACGTGGTGCACATGATTATTGAGTCTGAGCTGGCCAAGCTGCTCGTTGGTGAGCGCAGCATTACACAGCGCATTGACATCGCGCAGCAGCTGGAGCTGCTTGTCGAGACAGATGATCGCCTTGTGCCGGGTACGGCGCAGCTGACCGAGCTGAAACTCGGGAAATATTTTATCACCGCCACGACGCGTGATTTTGGTGGTATTGAGAAGGAACTGACGCTATGAGCAACAGGCCAGACCCGGATTATGAAAGCATCCTGGCGCAGAACGGGATGCCCGTCACCGAGGAGCAGGCGCGTGATGAGTTTAATGAGATCGTCAGAGACGCTGGCCTGATTACGAACACCTCGCGCATGAGCCCGTTCTGGCGACTTATCACGGCCATCGTCACCGCGCCGGTGATGTGGCTCAAGGATGCGCTGGTCAATATCGTGATGGCCAACATGTTTCTGGCCACGGCGTCGGGCATGTTTCTGGACTTGTTCGCCTGGGCGGTCAACCTCTCGCGCAAGGACGCCACGGCGGCGGCGGGCGTGATCCGTTTCACCAAATCCGATCCCGACCGTGAAATCACAGTACCGGCAGGAACGGTGATTCAGACCGAGCGTATCAATGGCAAGGTGCACCAGCTCGAAACGGGTGAGGATTTTACCCTTTCCGCCGGCGCGGCCAGCGCACTTGTGCCGGTGGTGGCAACCGATGAGGGGGCGGCCAGCAATCTCGCGCCGGGGTATTTTCGCATTTTGCCGGTGGCCATCGACGGGATCGCAAGCGTGGTCAACGAAGAGAACTGGCTCATTACCCCGGGCGCGGATGAGGAGAGCGACGACGAGCTGCGCGACCGCACCAAAAACCAGTTTAACCTGGTGGGGCAGTACCACATTGATGCCGTTTACCGCGGGATGATTAGCGGCATTGCCGGCATCACCACCGACCGCATTTATTTTCAGCATGACGCGCCGCGTGGTCCTGGCACTGCGAACGTGTTTTTGCTGCTCGATGCCGGCGTGTCGAGCGAGCCATTTATCGAAACGGTGAATGATTACGTAATGACGCAGGGCAACCACGGCCACGGTGATGACGTTCTCGCGCTGCAGCTGCCTGAAACCGTTCATGACCTGAGCGCTGAGGTCTATTTGTATGGCTCGGCGCTGCTCAAAGATGATGAGCTGGAGCAGCTGCGCCTCGATATTGCCGATCTCATTCGCTGCGCGTTCCGTGAGAACAACGATTACGACGTGCAGAAAACCTGGCCATTCTCGCGCTTCTCGATATCGCGCCTGGGTGAAGAAATACACCAGACCTTTAAAGACGTTGAATCGGTGGTGTTTGATGCCGGCGACATCCTCAGCGATTTGAACGTGCCGCGCCTCGGTGCGCTTGAGGTGGTCTATGGAGAATAAATTCCCTGATATCAATCTGCCGGTCTGGATGAATAAAGGCGAGCCGCTGACGCTCGCGCACGCCTCAAAGACATGGTGGGAGCGCGTCAAAGACTGGCTTATGTTCCCCCTGGCGCAGATTGACGTTGATACCTGTGACGAGCAGCTGCTTGCCCTGCTGGCCTATCAGCGCGACGTTGAGCGCTTCCCGGGTGAATCGCTCGGCCTTTTTCGTCTGCGCGTGAAATACGCTTTTGTGAATGCCCAGGACGCCGGCTGTATGGCGGGATTTTCCCGGATATTTGAGCGGCTTGAGATTGGCGAAATTCAGCAGCTTGAGCGCCAGCTGCAGTATGACTGGGATGTAATCCTGATCCGTATTAATGACGAGCAGCTGAGCCGCGACAACACGCTTATGATGCGCCTCGTTCGGCAGTACGGTCGCACCTGCAGGCGCTATTTTTTCGACGTCATGAATGAGAACACGGATTACATTCACCCCGGGCATTTTGACTGCGTGACCTGGTTTGATCATTGCAAGCTAACGCTCAGGCCAAATGCCATTGTGCCGTCGCTCGATGAGGTCTGGCTGCTGCCCGGAGAAGAGAAAACCATTGCGGTGCAGGTACTGCCGGATGGCGTGGACGATGCCACTTTTACCGCCGAGGTTGATGAGCCTGGCTTCTGCTCTGCAGGCGTGGGTGACGGATTTGTGACGCTCAGGGGGCTGGATTTCGGCACGGCTGCGGTCACGCTCAAAACCACCGAGGGCGGCAGAACGGCGACCATCACGGCCAGAGTGGTGGCCGGGGCGAAAGTTGACTTTACGCTCAATTCGGCCACATCGCCGGTATTTTTCCTCGGCAGCACATCTGATGTGCTGGTCGACTGGGGGGATGGTGATATCGGCAAGCATTATGTCACGACGTCCACATCGACAGGCTACGCGCCTGATGCGGATCGCTTAACAGTTGGCGAGAGCTACACGCTCACGATCTATAACAGCGAAACAGTGACGTTCGGTAAAAGTGGCCTGAGCGGTATCACAAATAAAGTCTCAAAAATTCATAAGTTCGCCAGCACGCGCACATCCTTGACCTACGCATTTTACCGTCAGACTGCGCTCGCAGAGATTGCTGAGGGCGGCTTGCTTCTGCCGAACGCTACTCACCTGGGCTATATGTTCTCGGAGTGCTCAAGCCTGCGCAGTCTGCCAGGTGATTTCCTGACGGGAGACACGCCGGTGGTTAACATGGAGGGGGCATTCAGGCAGGCTGGTCTGAGTAGCCTGCCTGCGGGATTCCTGAGCGGTGCGAAAAACTTAAGCATTGCATATCGCCTGCTCGGATATTGCCCGTTAAAAACGATTGAAAAAGGATTGTTTGCGGCGTGTACCAGCCTGACAAACGTAGCTAATGCCTTTATGAACTGCACATCTCTGGATGCCGATATTAACGATATTTTCAGCGCGGAAAGTTACCCGCGCATTACCAATACCAGCCAGCTTTTTTACAGCGCCAGCAAAGTGACGGGCGAAGGGTTAAAGCTCATTGAAAAAATGCCGGCGCTGACCACCTCATCACAAATGTTCACAGGCTGCACGCTGCTGGATGATTACAGCCAGGTTCCGAGAATTGCGTATTACGCGGAGCCGGGTTTTGAGCCGGAAGGAGAATAAAATGGCCAGCATTATCACTGACGCATTCCAGGAGTGGAATGTTAATAAAATTCTGGCCAGCGAAGCGGCCACGCCTGACCAGATGATTTTTGCTCTTATCCCGGGGCAGGATCCGAATGCCGATATTGACCCAGGCGAAGGGATGCCCGATGCGTCGCAGATCGTCTATTCATCAGAATTCACCCGCATGGGCAAGCTCAACGAGAACGCGGTGGTGTATTCCGTTGTGCTCGATACGACCATCGGCAACTGGTCATATAACTGGGTGGGCATCGCTGACAGCGCCACCGGCACGGTGCTGATGATTGTTCACTGCGACGAGCAGAAGAAAATCAAGACGGCTGGCGGCGTGCAGGGCAACAACCTGATCCGCAACGTGGTGATGGAGTTCGCCGGCGCAGCAGAGGCCACGCAAATCACCGTCACGCCTGAGACCTGGCAGATTGACTACAGCGCACGACATGCCGGCTCTGATGAGCGCGTGCGCGTGGAAAATATCGACGCTTACGGCATTGCCGCCTTTGAGGGTGATAGTTTTCTGGTTACGGCATCAGGGAGCGAGTTTCGGGTCGCCCCGGGGATCGGTTACGTTCACGGCCTGCGCTGCTATGGCGAATTAGTCAACTCTATCGGCTCGCTGAAAAACTCTACAAAGGTCTGGATTGATGCGACATGGCAGGGAACGCCGACCGGCGCATGGTCTGTGACATATTCCCTGCGTGTCGCGCCTGAACTTGAAAATTACGAGAAAGACGGCTTTCAGCATTATGTGTTTGCCATTGCTGAAACGGATGCTGCCGGCAATATCACCGACCTGCGGCCACCGTTCCCGCTTGAAAAAATTGTGCAGGACTTTGACGGGGAATTTTTGCGCATTGAGTCGAATCTCTCAGATGTGAGTGATAAAGCAAAGTCGCGGGATAACCTCGGGCTTAAAGGTGCTGCCGTTCTCGACGTCGGCACGACTGCCGGCACGGTCGCGGCGGGTGATGATTCGCGCATCACCGGTGCGCTGCAGAAAGACCAGAACCTCAGCGATGTGAACGATAAAGCAAAGGCGCGGGATAACCTCGGGCTTAAAGGTGCTGCCGTTCTCGACGTCGGCACGACTGCCGGCACGGTTGCTGCTGGCGACGATTCGCGCATCACCGGTGCGCTACAGGGCGAGAAGTTGCTGAACGAGATAGCGGCGAAAGGGGCGGCAGCTCAGGCGGAAGCGCGCACAAATCTGGGTATCGGTGAAACCGGCTCGGTTCCCGGGGCGGGGGAGATTGGCTCTCACATTCTTGCCCGATGGCAGGGTGAGACGTCATCAGGCAGAAACAAGCTGCGATATGGTGACACTGTAGCGGGGTCATCGCTGGGCTCTGCTGGCCTGATTGACAGCTCGACCGGCACCAATGACGTAAAGCTGGCTTTTTATTCTAATGATTTTTTTGCGAACGACGTGAGCGGTACATGGCGTTGTCTGGGGCAGATGTCCAGGGATGATGTGACCGGCACGCTGTTCGTGCGTATTGCGTAGGGGGAGATATGGAATTTACCAAAGTGCTGGATGCGGTCTACGCCTCAGAATCTGGTGATGTGATTGATTGCCAGATTGAAATTGAGGGGCTCGGCCTCCTGCCGTTCTCTGCCAGCAAAAACGACCCGGAAGCGCACGGCCAGCAACTTTATGAAGAACTGATTTCTGGCCAGTGGGGCGAAATCGCCGCTTATGTTCCACCTGACAGCGAAAAGGTTGCCGCGCGAGCTGCTGCTGCAGCGCAGGCACTTAAAAGCGCCCGTTTTACCGAAGCGACCGGGGTGATTGACGCCCTGCAGTTCGCCGTTGACAGCGGCGAGGCGACCAGTGAAGAGGTTGAGCAACTGGCCGCGTGGCAGCAATATCGCCTGGCTTTGATGCGTACCAGAGTCACCGATTCGGCGCTGGAATTACCGGAGAGGCCTGCCGATGTGGAGCACTAAAAAGCTGACAATAAGCCCGGATGCGGCCGGGGTGGTCTGCAGCGTGCTGGCCGTTAACCCGTGGACACCCGGGGCAGGAAAACAGGAAAGCTCTGGCGTGTACCTGAGCCCGGAGAACGCTATCGAATGGGCGGCCAAAAAGCTGGCAGGCGCGCCATCCAGCCTGGATATCACCGCAATGCTATTCAGTGCGACAACGCTGCCGGCGTTTGTTGATGTGCTGGCAACTGCTGCCGCAATTTTCCCCGTTACCCAGCTAACACAGGTCTGGCGGCGCGCCGGTTCGGCCTTAAACCTCCTCGAAACAAGGATGCAGATCCCCGCAATGGCAGGTGGTCTGCCTGCAGCTGCGGCTCTTTCGGTGCCAACATTGCGCCAGGCCGGCGCGGCTCAGACGCTCATTTCTGCTGCCGGCGGCTCACTCCCGGGTATCGGTGAGGCGCTTGCAGCATTTAAAGCGCAGCGAGCAGATCTTCTGGCCGATGCGCAGAAGCAGCTGCAGCAGCTTTCCGGCCAGCGTCTCGCCGTTCGCGCGGTTTCAACCGTTCGTAATACGGCCGGCGCCATACGTGAAATGCGTGATGATATTCCGGCGCCAGACCACGTATTTACGCTGTGCCTGGTGTTTGCGGGAGAGGATTTATCGACGCTGCGGGGGATGCTGAAAGATGAGTGACCGCATTGATTTTGCCCTCAGCGGGCAGGCCATTCGCATGAAAAATCTTGAGGTGTCCGTATCGATGCGCATCCAGGATAAAGACCAGTCTGGGCAGGCATCGAGCACGGCCAGCGCGCAACAGGGGATTAAGGCCAAAGAGCTAAAGGTGACAGGCCTGATCCCTTATGACGATGAGGCGCAGCTCACCCTGCTGTATTCGCTTGCAGAAGCGCAGGACAGCGCCGGCAATAACGCGCGCTATCGTGTAAACCATGACACGGCCAGAAAGATAAAATTTCGTGAGGCCACATTCACCGGTGATGTGACCGCGTCAAAAGCGGCCGACCTGCTTGCCTGGCAGGTGTCATTCAGCCTGCGCGAGTATTTCAGCGTGGCAGAAAAAAAAGCCGAAATGCGCGCCAGTGGTAGCGGTGCAAAGGTGCAGACAACGCAAGGTACTACGGCTGCGACCGATACACCTGAAGAGCTGAGCTGGTTTGAGAAGGTGCTCAAAAAGGTGGACACGGCCATCGGATCGTATGACGGGGGGGAGGGATGAAAACGACTGCAGCGCTGATGATTGGCGCTGATTTGGTGCATGTCTCTGACTATCATCTGCTGCTTGAAACCGGTGCGTGCGGTCGGGGATATGTCACGGCTGAACTCGATGCCGATTGCACTGGCTCGCTGGTGCGCTTTGATCTCGGCGTGGGTGAGAGTGTTTATCGCTGGTTTACCGGATACGTGGAGCGCTGCGGCGATGCTGAGCGCGGTTATAAGCGCCTGTTCGTGCGCGAGCTGGCCGGAACGTTAAACAAAACGTGGCCGGTGTCGCTGCAGCACCCGACACTGCGGGAGGTCTGCGCCACGCTCTCGGCGCTTACAGACCTGCAGTTTTCAGTACCGGCCGCAGAGTATGCTGATATCAAAATCCCCCATTTCAAGAGCGCAGGCAAAGGCTTTGCCCTTCTCGACAGCCTCGGCGGAGCATTCTCAATACCGGATTACTGCTGGCAGCAGCTGCCTGACGGCGTGATTTATGTCGGGAGTTATAACGACTCGCGTTTTGCCCGGGCAGGCGTTGAGATCCCGACAGACTTCATTAAAACCGGCAGCGCCGGCAACGGTGTGCAGCTGGCCATCATTCCCGCAATACGCCCGGGTGTAGTGGTGAACGGGCAACGCATCACCCAGGTGGAAATTGAGAACGGAGACATGCAGCTGCGCTGGACGCCCAAAAACAGCGCCGGCCAGCCAGCGTGGGAGTCGCCGGAAAAGCGGCAGATTGATAAAGCCTATCCCGAGCTTTCTGCCGGTTTGCATTTACCGCGACGTGCGCGCGTCACCGGTTCGCCTGATACAGCGGAGCTGGGTGACGTTCACGATCCATTCCGGCCGCGTTACGCCGCCAACCTGCAGCTGCTCGACGCAGACGGCAATGATGCCGATATGCCCGAGCTCATTGCCGTGCCGTTGCCAGTGCCATTTGCCGGCAACGAGGGCGGCCTGTTCCAGTTTCCTGCAGAGGGTGCCATCGTTGAGGTGGGCTTTTCAGACGGTCGCCCAGATAAGCCGATGATTCGGCAGACGCTACAGGATGGCCAGACGCTGCCGGCGATACAACCCGGCGAGCAGCTGCAGCAGCAGCGCGCCGGCGTGAGCCAGAGAATCACCCGGGAGGGGAGCTGGCAACGGGAAACAGATCAGGCGATTGAGGAAAGCAGCGCCAGCAGAGTGGTGGTGAGCGACAGTGAAAGCCGGCAGACCACCACGCGCACCACAACCGTGAAAGGCAACGATTCGCTCACCGTTCTGGGCTCAATCTCGTTAATGGCCGGTGCAGTTCTGCAGCTCTCGGATGGTGATTATTGTGTCGGCGTTGCCGGTAAATACGAGCTCAACGCCAAACAGCTGCAGCAGGATATTGTGAGCGATGCTGCCCTGACGGTCGGCGGTACGTTAACAGAGAAGATAACCGGCATTCGTAAGAGTGTGGCGGCGGCTCAGGTTATCAATGGCCAGACGGTAGATATTGGCGATGGCGATATCAATATCCTTGATTGTCTAACCGATACGCTCGACGTGCTGCAGGAACTGGCCGAGCTAACCGCGCAGCACGTTCACAGCAATACAGGAACGCCAACCAACTCGGGGGCGATAAGCGCCAACGCATTACGCCCCGGCAAGCTCTCAGCGAAATACAAAAAACTCATCGCCTGACTATCACAAGCCCACTCCGGTGGGTTTTATTTTGCCCTCCCTCTTGCAAGCCCCTCAGAGCGCCCTGAGCGCATCCATTGAGAACCCCACCTATTCACACGCCCTCATTCCGTTGCGCCTGACAGCGCGCCGTTGCGGCCGCAGAATCGCGCGACCAAATCGCCAAGACTGACGGAAAAGGCGCTACGCCCCCCGCGCCTGCGGTTTTGGTGTCAAGAATGTTTTGCCAGATTTTTTTTGTGCCATTCACTGGCTCAGACCGCGCGGTATAAGGGGCGCAGCGTCCGCTCCCGTTTGGCAACGTTTGCACGTTTTTGCCACGGCTTGCCGGCTCTCACAGATCGCCACGGATCCACGATTTTTGTAAGTAATTGATTAAATTTAAAGAAATGATAATTCCGTCATTCTGACCATAACGGCGAGAATATCCCTAGCGGCAGCTGCAGCCCGCCGTTGCTGGGGTTGTGCTGTTCCATCCATGGCAAAAATAGGCATAGGGATACTCCTGCGCAGCCAGCCACAACCCGCCGGCATCAGCAGCCAGGAAGTAGTACGAATACACAACAATAAGAGAACATTCACACCAACAACTCAGGCTAAAAGCTGCCCAATAGCAGGGTTTCAAAAGCAGAGGGGGAGGGCGTCGGAAAACCATCACAAATATCACAACATTGAATAATGTTATATATAGTATTGATATTATTAGTAAATATTGAAACTTAAAAACATCACAAAAGCCTCACAACACCATCACGTTGTGATGTTTTTTTCTCTCACAAATACCTGCTTTTAACTTACTGATTTTAAAGGTTGTGATGTTTTTGAGATGGTTCTGTGATGGTTTGTGATGAAATGACCATCACAAGATAAAATATATAAAATCATACAGTTACATACTTTTTTTGATGCCCGTGATGGTTGTGATGGTTTTCCGACGACCTCACCCGCTCAATGCCGGCAGGGCAACCAAATTATTTAACAATTCAGATGGTTAAAAGAAAGTCACCGACGCAAGCTATGCCGGCAGATTATTATGTTTTATACTGGTTTTATATACAGTATTTTGGTGAGGGGGATTTATGCCGCGCGAATACGAGATAGAGGGGGCTTTCAGGAAAGCCATTAAGATAGAACCTAACGGGCGTAGAACGGTGAGAACCAGTGATTTTGTGCGCGAACTTGAGCGTGTTAACTGGAACTGGACGGCACGGAAAGCCAATCAGTGGATCGAGTTTTACATCACCACCTTTAAGGACATATCGGAGGTAGAAGGTGAGGAGCGACTCTTCATGCTGTTTAATCCGAACAATGGAATCTGAGCTTTTTGACCAGATGCAAAAGCTAACTTAACCAATAACTGCCTTCCTCAAAATGAAGAAAAGGGCTCGTTTGGTTTTCCCTATGCTTCTGGCAAATACTATCAAGAGTATTTTCTGTAATCTGAGCAAAGAAGCGCATGGGGAAGATAAGCTCCCAGCGGTGACTGATAATTATGCCGCCTGCACTGTCTGGGCTGATAGAACCGACATTCTGGTAATGTGGACGTCTATCTGGCCTTGATGTTGACTCAAAGCCCGCACCAGGCAATCTGAATTCATGAGCTAATTTGTTCCGATAACGCCAAAGTAATTCCGCGTGAGTGAAATTAACAGGAAAATTTCCATTTAATGGCTTGGGCATACCGTCTGATGAAGGCCAGCGAGTGAGTATATCTTTCCTCTCAGGATCGTTATAGAGGTCAATAGACGCTCTCAGAATGCTGCAGGATGGTGCGAATTTCTTTTCCTTCTCTGCTTTTACCCAATCATAAAGCTTAATAAATTCCTTCGGTATTGTATCGATGCAATCAAATGCATGGCAAAGCTGCAAAAGGCTAATCCTATCCCAGTCTGACCAACCCGAATGATGGGAAATTGTTTGTGTGAAGCGTTTGCCGTTTTTTTTCGCTAGCTCGGGAAATGCGGCCTTACTCAGTGAATCAAAGATGGCGCAAAGAATGAGTTTTCCCGGTTTCCCCTCAAACTCAAGGTTATGCTCAGCAAGAGCAACATTAATCATTTTTCTGTTGTATTCACTGAATCTATCAATTTTTTCTTGTACGGTTTCCAT